CATACACCATCGGCACGCCATCATGCAGGATATTGGAGAAACCAGCCTCTACCAGCTTGCTGCTCTGAAATCGCTGCTGAACCTGTAACCCTGCCTTGTACGCATCAAGCAGAATCTGGGTAGTGATGATCTGGTTTGGCCGTGCGCCTTTAGACTGACCAATGGAGGCCAGACGAAACAACTTTTGCATAACAGTATAACCGATTGCTTCAACCGTAGTGTCTACGTTGGCATTCCAGTCCGCCATGTCATCCTCTGCGATGGAGCCGTAAGCGGTAGAAGTTGTGGTGTTAAACAGGTCTGGAAGTCCTGAAAACCCATAACCTGCTGGATCAGCAGCACGGCCTATATAAATACCGGCTCCCATGTAGTCCCGAATAGATTTTTCGATATTCTTCATCTTTGCGTAGATGAGATCTACCAATGCGGCCTTGCCATTATTCTGGGTCTGTTCGTCCAGATCAATGGTGTTGCTTGCAACGTAACCAGACCAGCCAAAACGAGCAGCGTTGAGAATATCACGTTTGCTGGTGTCGATGGTGGAAGAATTGCCATAAGTGCTGACGTTTGCCCGCGCGTACTCTAGGAATTCCCGGATTTTTACACCACCGTCAACGAGATCCTTGCCGGTGATAAGGTTGAGTTCCATCTTGCCACTACCCATAAGCAGGTAGAGCATGATGTTTTCACGGAAAAAGATATCCGTAGTTCTGTTTTTGTAGTAATCGAATGTGACCGCGTTCAGTTGGTCAAGGTCGAGAGCCATTGTGTACTCCTATTGGTTACTCAAAAGCTGCCATCATTGAGGCTTTTACTGCCGCCTCTCCAACCGGCTTTTTCTGAGGTGTTTGCATCGCTGTTCCCGGGTCTGCCGAAACTTGTCCTGCATTCTCGGAACCAGCGGTTATTTTAGCCTGTTCAGCCATTCCAGCGGCGTGGGCAGCATTTGCCTTTGCCTGAAAAAACGCTGAAAAATCGTCGTGCATAGGGTTTTCAGCCCTGATTTTTTCGAGAGTCCCGTCCTGTTGCATCTGCGTAAACTCTGGGTTTTGCTCATTGAATTTGTCATAGGTCGCTTGGTTATCGCGATCCTGCAACGTCTTCTGGAATTGTCCTTGCGCCTTCTCCATGGCTCCGTCAATCTGTACCTGAGCGTTTTCCTGTACCATTTGAGCGGTTAAAGCATTGCTTTCCTGCAATGCTGCCCCTACGTCGATCTCCCCCGCGTCTACCCGTTGTGCAATATCTCTTTGCATCTTTTCGTAGTCAGTTGAGGGCGGCGCGTCCGCTGCTTGGGCAACTGCTTTGTCAGCTTCTTTGCCTTGGTTGACAAGTTGGCCGGTTAACTCTTTGTTCTGCGCTCGCAGTTCTCCGATTTCCCCGCCTTGTGCATCGTATTTTGAGGACAATTCTCCGTACCCCTTGTCCAGGTCTCCTGCACTCTTGTATTTGCCGCTACCATAAGATTCTGGTTTCGCTTCCGGTTCAGTTGCCTGGGTTTCCGGTTGATTTTCCAAAATATCATCTGCGTGCATTGATCCGCCTGTGGTTTTTGCCATGGTTCTACTCTCCGTTCAGGGCTTGCATTGCAAGGTGTCCCTGACTAACTATTGTGACGGCCTGTCTCCAGGGTGTCCGCCGGTTATGTTGCTCAACCAATCATGTCAACTTGGTTGTTTTTTAAATATTTATTAAATTCGTTTCTGTCTGTAGGTCTACGCACATCTGAGCCTTGCGGAACCGCATGCTGTACTGCATCCGGCAACCATGTCGGTTTTGTTCGTTCAATGTGGCTTGAAATAATTCGTGTAGTGACGCGAACGCAACTATTGCACACAACTCGACAATTTCTATCCGTAACGCTGTGATATTCTTCTTGCTCGTGTCCGCATTTACCACACTTGTAATCGTAGGCTGGCATTATCGAATAGTCCCCTGTTGAGATTTAGGTGTTCCCGGCTGCGGCTGTGCGTTCTTTGCCTGATTCGCCGCTTGTTGGTCTGGCCGATTACCAGGGCCGCCCTGCGCCTGTTGTAAAGTCTCCATCATCTGCGGGACAAGTTCTTCTGGCATTCCTGCTTGAACGAGTATTTGCATTGCTTGCCCTAACATGTCCTCTCCCATGCGCTCTATGATCTCTGCATTGTTTGGGTAGTTAAATGTCTCAAGAACTGCCTGCTGATCAAGCATCCCCATCTTGGCAAGATCAATTGTCTGGGCTTCAAGTTGTACACTTGTTTTAGCCATAGAAGACCCGGACTCCACAACATAATCAAACTCCATCCCCGCCAACATATCGCCTTGGAAAGGAACGGCCATATCGTTTACCTTGATACTGCTTAGTGTGTGCCCGTGCATTTGTTGCAGTGCAAGCCAGCATTTTCCCCGGTTGGCAACCATCGCGTCCGTTGCATCGATCTTGTACTGGATCAAAGCTGCATTACGCTCCTGCATCGCAACAATTGCGCTGGCTGCTGTGACCCCTTGTGGGGCTTGGCCTCGGTCTACATCCTCAATGGCATGTACCCTGTCATGCAGGTTAATCAATAAATCAAGTATCTGGAACAGTGCTGCCGGTGGATTAGGCAAAGGAACAAAACGTATTCCTGCTGCACCTTCTATTGTTTTCGGTCTCAACACTAAACCAGGCATTGAGTCTACCGCATTCTTCGGGATAGCTGCTGTCTCTGGAATAATCAATATTCCGGTCATTGCTCGCATTGCATAATCAACCAACCGTGACATAAGCTCGTCAATTTTGATATTAAGTTGTGCCGTTTGTTCCGCTGCCGAGAAACCAAAAATTGTGGTGGTGTCTGTGTAGCTGTTGTTCTTGTAAAATGGAAAACGCCTGTACAGATAGTTGTTTCCCTGTATCTCCGGGGGGAATGCTTGGTTAATATTTGGGTTTGGAATATCAGAGAGTACAAGTAGTCCCTCATTTGTAACCGTCACAACCCGGATATCTCCCGGATAGTTGCCGGAAGTGTCCCGAAACCATACCTCAACTTTCAATGCTCGCTCGCCTTTGTTGCCCATGGAGCGGGAGGCGGTCTCGCTAATTTCAACATCTTCCTCGGGCTGGTATTGTTTTTCTATCACTAACGGATCTTCAGCTGTTGCGTGACAAATTGCCGGACAGTCGGCTGACATATCCTCATAATACCCTGGGTACGGAAAAATGGCGTATGGATCGCAGATAACAGTCTTTGGTTCTCCGGCCAATGCGTTCCAGACTGACTTTTCCCATGTAATTCCGTAAATTTCACAATTTAAGACAGAAGAACGCAACTTTGAAAGCTGCTGACTGTCCAGCCACCACTTTTTAAGTTTAGCACTTGATACGGCTGCGTACTCTGCATTCTCCCCGTCGAGGTCTATTACCTCTGCAACAGGTGATTTTGAAACTATATTAGCAATTGTCCGCTGAATGTTTGAGAAGTTCAGACCAATAGTAATATCATTTTTTTGCTTACGACTGCCCCAATGATTTCCGCGATACAGCAAGTGGTTAGCTCGCCACACATTAGCCATATTCAGCTCATCATCACGCCATGACCTTGACAACTCGAACAATTCCCAAACCCACGCCCCCACGTCTTCATGGCCAGGGGCGGGCGGCTTGGTTATGTCAAAATCATCGTTGAGCAATCGCATTTGTTACGCCTTGGCTGCGGCCTTGAGAGCCGGGTCAACATGTTGGGTTTGGTAATGGCGCTGATATGACCCTGGGTGCATTTCCTTTTTGCATGTTGGGCATATTACCCGGTCGCCTTCACTTGGTAAAGGTTCAGGAATTTCACCCTCTACCGGTTCTTTTACATCTTCATCGATTTCGGACTCCAGATATGGCTCTGCATCCTTGTCTTGCTCAAGCTTTGCAATCTTGGCAAGTAAATCCTCGTTGGCTTTTTTTAACTCCTTAAACTCAATAGAATCGTCAACGGTTGGTTCCTGGACAACAGATTTGATAACCTCTACCGGCTCATCGCCAACATTACCAAATGGCTGTAAACGGCTGAATCGAGCATTAATGGTCAATTCACCGCCACAAGACGGACATTTCAGCCCAATCTTAGGCATGACCGCTACGAACTCCGGCAACACGTCAATCATTGACTCATGTGCAAGCTGCTTGCCGTCGAACTTTCCATTTGTCTCTACAAATGACCCGCAACATGTCGGGCAACCCACTCTATACTTTTGCATTCATTGCACCCATTACTTTATTTAATTCGTCTTTTCCCATTTGTTCCGCTGCCTTTTGACTTCTGGCAAGGAGTATGTCCGGGATACCTGTCTCTTGTTCGTCGTCTTCTGGCTCGTCTTGATAAAAGCTGTCGATATGTTCCGGCTTGATATCCTCTGTGTTTGCCTGCCCTGCCGGTGCCAGCCGACCGTCACGCCGTAGCGACTCCATGACCAGCTCTGCGCCCTGGCCGAACGCTTCAACTCGTTTGTCCTGGATCTTGTTTACTGCATAAAACAGCAACGCAATTGCCCCGATTACAAGGCAAAAACAAACGCAAATAGTTATCAGAATGTTGTTATCTATCAATTGTATCCTCTTAAATATGTACAGCAGCACTATTGTCGGCTGCTCCTATTATGTGCTGCCAGTCCTTTTCCCCTTGTGTTAAAAACCGTTCCGGTTCGTCCGTCTGAATCTTATAGGCAAACGTCAAGGCCAGTGCGTCTGCATGATCAGGAGAACGACCAAGCCGCTTTTTGATATCCTTCTTTGACTCAAGCTGTTTCTTTCCGCTGGAAATGTTATAAAAATATTCTGGAACAACTAAATCACGAGCTAAATCATGACTGTTGGTAGGGATATCCACCATGCCGGTGAACCATTCCCTCATGTTGTCCCAAATCTCCATACGCTTATTGGCATGTTGCGGATTGTCTGCCTTGCTGGAGAAATTAACCGGCATCACTTGATTGTATCCAAGCTGGATCAGTCTATCGTATGCCCCGGCACCATACCCACCGGTATTATCAAAAAATACGCCTTGCGGGTGAAGATTATTTATTTCGTTGCTTACCTTCTGCGCAATATCCATTTCGTTCAGGTCTCTAAAACTCTTGATCCAGTGGAGCTTTAATCCTTGCCGAAAACAAATAACAGTCTCATCGTCGCCAAACCTGGCGCAATCAACACCCAATACTTTTGGAGCAAATCTGTAGTGTTCTTCGCCGCAATGCTTGATTACTGCCCGGTCAACGTCCGCCTGAGCTATCAGGGTAGTGATTGACTGTTGCGGTGGCAATCCAAGAACTCGAACCCTGAAGAAGTCAGAATCAACCCCATAATCTTCTTCCCAGTCTGCAATCTGCGCTTGATCTGCGTATCGGCATTTACGGGTGTCTAATACGATCCGGTGCCATCGGTGCGACTGCCGACCAAAACAGGCGTCATAAAATGAGCCAGCGTTTTGAGTAGGGTTGCCGAACAGAAACCACTTTCGATAGCCGCCCTCTGTTGCTGTTGCGCCCTCTGACACCTCGTAAATGCTGCTTGGGATTGCGCTGGCTTCGTCAAAAATCTGGAGCATAAACTTTTCATGTGCTCCCGCAAAGGCTTCTGAATTATGTTCTGTCTGTGGAACGGCTGACGCAAACCATGTCTCTGAATTCTCTTTCAAACAAAATTTAGTTGCTGTCCAGGTGAACCACTCTTTGACCAGGCTCCGGTTGTGCCATTTAGCAAGTTCGCGCCAAGTTTTTTGGGTGAGTTGTTTTTCTGTGTTGGCGGTGGTAATTACTTGCGGGTGCGGGTGCATCGCCATGAAAAAAATAATAATCCCGGCTGTCATTGCAGATTTTCCACTCGAATGACCTGAACTTATTGCAAAACGGTCATGCTTATGAAATTTACTACATAAATCTTTCTGCCAATCGTCAAGTTGCATCCTGAGGATATCCTGCATAAAACTGGCGGGATCACGGTAATAACGCAAAAATAATTCCTTAGCGTTATCTGGAGTGTATGCAATCTGTTCAGCCAAGGCGTTTTTTTTCCTCTATCAAAGATTCTGCTTCAATGGCTTGGGCCACGGTTAGGTCTCCGGTGATGTGTTTCCGCTCGATAAAATCAGCTTGCGATTTGCCCAACAGTTCACTTGCTTTCAGTCGATCCTTAATGGCTGCCGGTGTGTTGACCTCTTTTCCGTCTTTGTCAACTTCAACTTCGCCAATCTTGCCGGTTAATATGTCTGTCCAAAATTGTTGACGTTGCTGTCTCGTATATATGCGATTTTCCTTCACTCCCGCATTGCGCTCTTCCAAAGCTGCTACAATCTTAGCATTTCTTAGCAGCCTAAAGCCTTCAACTTCCGGCGATTTATAACCCGCTTCCCTGGCCGCACCTGTCGCATTGCCGACATAAACATCTACAAAAATTTGTTGTTTAGGTGAAAGTCCCATGAATCAAATAAATATAATTCTTACATAATTGTTAAACCGTATAACCAACAAATACACCCATCTTACATAATTGTCAAATTTACTTTTACGATTATGTAAGATTTATCACCAAACCAACACTGACGCTATTTGTCACATTGCCACTTTCTGTTGCCATTTTTTGTCAAGATTCGTGTAAGCAATAATTGTACCAGCTGTCAAGACTTAGCTAAATTAAGCTTTTAGTAACGCAACGTCAAGCACTTGATATAAAAATTTAACTTAGCTGTAGTTCTGGCACGGTTATAGCAATATAAAGGGTAAAGAAACAAAATAGAGCAAAATAAAATAAATCTCAATCGGAGAACAAAATGAAACGATCAACAGCAATAAGAATTTTAGACCTGGCAGGTTACGCATATCACGCACAAAATGGCACGCTGTTGAGTCAACGAGTTGATGCGCTGATGGAATTTCACAAACGCCACCCAGAAGTTAAAATTGCTGATATTGAAATAGAAACAAACAACAATTGGAGCACATGCCCGGCTCCTAAGTCTGCTAAGATTGCTTGTAAAATCGGCGGAACAACATATCAATACATGGTATGGGCAGTTGTCAGGAGTGGCCATGTTGTTCCTCGCATTTTACCTTTTTCAAAATTCCCCTGGTCACCGAATGGCATACAGGTTGACGCTGCGTAATTAATCATGACATAAACCAAACCCGGCCCCAACAGCCAGGCGAATAAAAAACCTACTTGGAGAAGCAAAATGACCAGAAGAAGCTACGAAAACATGTCCCCCGACGACAACCCCACGATAGACGACTTTGTAGGCTACCCATGCCCGCATACTATGTGTCGCGGCGGAGAGCTTGAACTGATCGAGTCCCCCAACGGCGCACGGTTACAATGCAGCGAGTGTTATAGTTACTGGGAGACGCCGGTCATGTTTTTAAAATCACTGAAAGAATTTTCATTCAACCCGGATTGACCATGAAAACAATATACGATTATACCATTGACTTTATTGTCTTTTCTGCAATTGGCATGGTCTTTTTTGCCGTAATTTACGGGCTGGCATTGGCTGGCCTGGAACAAGGAGTGTTTTGATGGCAACAGAATACAGAGCCTCCACCCTCGAAACCAAAACCGGCAGGCGTGTGGAGGTGACACTCTGCATCTATGTCGAGATGCCGGAACTCCCAACCTGGGATCGCCCTGGGCAAGGATTTCTGGCCGAGCTTGAAACGATTATCTTAGAAAACGGCATTGAGTTGTCAGCTCCGCACCGTTTTTTTGATTACTTCGACGAGCAAGATCTCGTTAAACTTTTAGATGAGGATTTATGATGAAAAACATAAACGAAGATGCGGCCACTGCTGGCGAGATCTCCATCGTTTGCCTGGGGAATCAAGCCCACCAGGTACAAGTCAACGGGTCAACGGTGGGGAACCTGTACACAGAGGGCACAGGTTTTAGATATGAACCCAGCGGGATGGCTGAGCGCTACGGGAAGAGGTTCTCGAAAAAGTTTCGAGATATTGATGAATTTATGAGGTGGTGGTAAAAGTAACACAAACCCCTATTGATAACGATTACCGCAGTTATCAATAGGGGTTATACTCAGCGGCGTGATAAAGGTGTTATACATTTAAATAAAACAATAACGATTGAGGTCAAGCAATGTTCGGTTTTCTAAAAAAAGAAAGTTATATTAATCAAATAGCGACAACATACAGCATGATATACGAATGCGATGATTATGAATCTATCGACATTTTAAGAAGAAACTATTCAGCCAAAGAACTAAAAATAATATTAGCGAAACTTAAAGATTTGGCTGACGGTAATAACCTCGACAGATTTACAGCTGTTGATAACAACCCATTTAAAGAAGCACTTTAATTGCTATATATTTAATAATTGAACATTGGGGTTAATATGAAAAAAATAATACAAATGGTTGTTATTGTATGCGTTTCATTTATCGCAGCAATAGCGCACAGTGGCTGCGATAAAGAATATGATCAATATTATAATTCTTCCGAAAAGTTATATAACTTTTCACATCAGGCAATTTCCATCATGACAAAAGCACCAGGTACGTTCAATCTTGGATCTGGAGACTATTTAGTCTATGAAATAAACGTTGCCAAAAAAGAATTTAATACATGCCTAAAAAACAATAAATTATGGTCAGTAACATCTGTTACAAAAGGGCCGAAGATGAGAAAAATGGCTCAAGCGTCCGCAGATGAACACGAAAAAGCCAAGATTCTCTATTTATCTCAAAAATCAAAATAAAAGGTTATCACCATGAGTAACACAATAAGCTGGATGAACCACAACTTTACAGTTTACAATCACGCAGCGCAATGGAACAAGATAGCGGGAATTTACATTTTTGCTGGATTGAATCAAGTTCGCCAGTGGGTTCCTTACTACGTTGGGCAAACTGACAATTTTCAAGACAGAATTCCATCGCATGAGAAATGGGAGAAGGCACAGTCTCTTGGGGCCACCCACGTCCATGTTTTGGTGGTTCAGCAGGAGTCCCAGCGAGACAATCTTGAGAAACAATTAATTCAGGCTTTTCGCCCATCGCTGAATGTTCAACATGCTGGTGGCATGGGTCTTTCATCTGTTGGCCGCCAATCAAATTTTCCACCACAGGTGGGTATGGGTGCTGTTCGTAAGGATGTTTTTCGCTCATAATAAATCTCGTATAACAAACCAATTAACGCTGACCCCAAGAGGTCTCGGCTCTTCGTGTTCCCGTGCCACGCTTGAAGGTTTGCGGTTACTGAAAACCTATTTGTCCGCCCTCTTGGGGCAGGTTATTGGGAACGTTAGGCTATAGGCCGATATCTATTATTTTTACCGCCCCATTTATTTTTCCATTCAATCATCTTTGAATCGTTTCCTGATTTGCGGCTTGCATGATATGCTACATGGTATCCCCTCCGTTTTTCCAACAATTCTGTTTTTGTTAATCTGCTGGATTCTGTTTTTTTGTGTTTATATTTTTCATATTTTTTACAATATTTTTTATTTGCTATATTTTTCGTTCTGCGCTGCATTTCCGCATTAAAAATAGCTGTAATTCCGAGTGCGGCAAATTTTGATATTTCCCGATGATAGCTACGTTTTTTACTCATTCTCCATGATTCAACCGTATGCAGAGATACACATAAAAAATCAGCCATTTCGTAATTATTAAAATCAAGTTCTTTTTGAATTATTTTAAATTCTTCATGAGTCACCTTTTACACTCCGATCCGGTAACCCGGCCAAGGCATCAATATTCATCTTGCTGGGATTTCTTCCGATATTTGAAACTTGCCGAGCGGTTATTCCCCACCGCTCGGCAAGCTCTTGAGCAGTCCAGCCCTTGCGCCGTACTGCTTTTACATAATCAGTCATTTAGCAATCATCCTCATGCGGAATCCCGACTAATTTGACATCAGCTACGGTCAATTCAAGTCCGCCGGAATGTTCATATCTGGCAGACAGGTCGGAATCAACAGGGTATACGTTTTCGTCTATAGAAACAACAGCCTCGCCATCCTCAACATACAGGATGTCAGCATTACCATTATCATTGATTCTGTAAAAAATGTTTCCGATTTCGTCTGAATAAGTTTTCATTTTGTTCTCCGGTTGAATTAATGTCTGTTTCAATCTCTATTAATTAAAGAATAGCATTTTATTACCATCCCGTCAATAGCAAATAGCATTTTCCTTCCGTTTAATTCAACCCGGCGAATAAAAAGCCTAACAGGCGCTCCACCTGAGCCGAAAACTACCTCGGCCAGGTGAGCTGGTTTCGTTATATTGTCTCAGAGCAAAGAGCCGGAGCATCATTACACCAACCGCCAGGGGGTGGCACATCTGAGCGAGCTTGCATAGCATCAAGTCTATCTGCGGCATCAGCCAAGTTTTCGTATGCTCTTTTCCAATCTGGATTCAAGTTTCCGTTAGCCATACCGTTAGCACCTTCCCGTATTTCCTGCAAGCAGCTTCTGTTTATAATATCCATAGTTAATCCTCAATATAACAAGGTTGTTCCAGCGGAATCGGCAGGTATCCGGCGTGGGTTTTTCTTGTTTATTAGTTTTTCAGTTTATCAATAACTCAGCGGTATTTATTAAAGCCGATCCTCTGAACTTGAGTGTTATACGTTAAAAAACAGCCTCGCCCAGTATACCTGCCTCCACTCTCTCCAATTGCGCTGGTCGTATAGCACAAAACCGCACTTCCTGCATTTGCATCGTACCCGCCAACGCCCAACAACTTGTCTTTGCACCTGCCTTGTACCGCAATGCAAGCATTTATTTACAAACAAAATCAACCCTCACTCGTATAACAAAACGCTCCACGCTGAAGCTAAAGGTAGGGCGAGCTGTCGTTGATTTTTTCAGGTTTACCGGTATTCTAAAAAAGATACCGGAGTTTATTATGTCCGCTCAGGTAAGCTTGTCAGCGTTATACTTCTGTACTCTTCAATGCGCTTACAAAATTTGTTTATACAATCATTTGACCAAATATAAGGGCCGAGCTGGCTGTATTCCTCCCCATACCCTCCGCCGAAATGAGTAAATGCCCCGGATTTCATCACTTCATTTTCAGTAAATCTTTCAACGGGGAGCCCTCCTATTCGTGCCACAAACACAGACGCAGACGAACCCTTGCTATCAAAATGTCTGTGTATAGTTTCATATTTCTTCACTTAATCCTCACGTATAACAAAACAGCCCACCTGAAGCTAACGGTATCCGGCCTGCTTTTCCTGTTTTAATTTCATTGTGCTGCATCAAGTCCACATCCTTATTTATGGGTTCGCTCAGGTAGCTTTAACTGCGTTATACCTGTTCGATATATCCATATTTTGTTAAACATTTTTCAAGCTCCTGCATTTCTGCTGGCATTTCTGACACCGGCCAACCATTGCAACACACACATTTAACAGCGGTATTTAAAACAGCTTTTAGCTTGATATGGTATGCCTCCATGCGTTCCGTCCTCAATCGGTATGCCTCCATAGCGTCAAACTCGCTAATTGGCTGCAAGCGATAGCCGTCAGGTATAACAAATCGCTTCAGCGGAACGCCAAGCTCTCCGGGGTTGTCTGGTTTTTTTTCTTCGCTCATAGTTCACCTTATTCTAAAAAAATTATCTTATGCGTCCGCTAATCTCAACTACGTTATACTTCCTGCTTCATCGCTTCCATTCTGGCATCTTCTTCTTTCTGTATAAGCACATGCAACCGGTCTTGTTCTTTTCCAAAAGCGATACATAAATTAATATGCATATTGTCCTCATTATCAGAGACAAAATGTGAGTTGGCAATATATGCTGCCCTGGCATTGTGTTCTGTTTCATTCATCATCCTTGCAACCTCAATAGTTTAATTTTAGTATAACAAAACGCTGCACGCGGAAGCGGCAGGTATCGGGCGTTGACGTTCTGTTTTATTAGTTTTTGGTTAATCAATTGCTTGCCGGTTTAAACAAGGCCGCTCCGGTAAGCTCTCTGCTGTTATATAACTTCAATTTCAACCGGATAAAGACCCTCCACTATTTTTTTGTTTTTGATAAAAGTCTTTGTCAAAAAACCTTTTACGTCCTCGATTGTTGCCGTCCCGTCTTGCCAGAATATCAGAAAATCTGCCGAGTATTTAACTCCGCCTGGAATATCAAATTGAGGCTGGCGAAGGAAAAAAATTATCTCCCCGGATTCTCTCAACCGCTTCAACTCAAGATACCTGTTTCCCTCTTTTTTTGACGGAAATTTAATACCGTCAAACTCGCACCTCTTAGCATTAAATTTGTGTCTCATGCCAACACCGTAATAAAATGTATAACAAGGTCGTTCCAGCGGAATCGGCAGGTGTCCGGCGGCAATTGCCTTGTTAATTAGTTTTTGTAGTTAATCAAAAGTTCAGCGGTATTCATAAAGTGCCGATCCGCTGAACTTGAGTGTTGAACTAAGCTAACGCAAAAATAGGCAGATAGAGCTTTCTCCATATAGCATAATCCGTGCCAGATCGTAGTAAAGTCCAACAAGTCGTTCAAGACTGACTGCTGGCAAAACTTGCAGCGTGGCGACGCTGTCTCATTTTGCCTGCGCTGGGCAGCTTAACTCAATGTTAT